TGAAGGTGGTATACCGATACCCCCACCCATCAAGGGTAAGGACTTAGTAGAGCGCACGTCAGCCGCTTCTAAAACTATAGAGCTTCTATCGGAGCATGGATTAGACGTGTCTGTATCCAGTGAAGACAAAGATGTCTCCGCAAAGTTGGCAATGGCTTACGCCGCTGATCCAGTTAAGACATCCAAGAAGGCCACCCCCACCCGTACCTCCACCCTCACCCCCGCCACACTACTACTTACAGATAAGATTCTAAAAGATTTTGGTCATTCTGTAGTTCAAAGCGCGGCTCAAGTACGATATTTAGTAACAAACAAGCTCGTAGAAGAGACAGAGAACGAAGATGCGAAGGTCAGACTCCGTGCTTTGGAGCTGTTGGGTAAGATCGCAGATGTAGGTTTGTTCGCAGAGCGCACTGAGGTGACAATCACACACCAGTCTACAGATGATTTAAAAGACAAACTAAGGTCCAAACTAGCAAGACTTGTGGAGCCTGTAGAGGATGCAGTGGTTGTAGACGCAGATGCCATAGACTTAGACAAAGAGTTTGGTCTGAAAGATGACGAGTAATTTAGCAGAAATTGCAACAGACGTAGACTTCTCTCCAGAGGAGATACAACATATGCTGGACAATCTGGATCAGTTCGCACCCGAAGAACTTAAAGAGATAGATCGGATAGTCGAGGAGTTGTCTGCGCGGAAGTCGAACACGGCTTCTAAGGACGATCTAATAGAATTTTGTAAACGTATGCAGCCAGACTATAAGGTTGGCAGACATCACCGCATCCTAGCGAATGAACTTATGGCACTGGAGGATGGGTCAAAAGACAGGGTATGTGTTAACATCCCACCCCGCCACGGTAAGTCGCAGCTTGTGAGTATCTTTTATCCCGCATGGTTCTTGGGGCGTAACCCAAACAAGAAGGTTATGATGGTCTCTCACACAACAGATCTTGCTGTAGACTTTGGACGTAAGGTTCGTAACCTGATAGCGACAGACGGGTATAGGGAGATCTTTCCAGATGTCTCCTTGGCAGTCGACAGCAAATCGGCTGGGAGGTGGAATACAAATTTCGGAGGTGAATATTTTGCGTGTGGTATCGGATCTGCTCTTGCTGGTCGGGGTGCTGATCTTCTGCTTGTTGATGATCCTCACTCTGAGCAGGATGTTATTAACGGAAACTTCTCAGTGTTTGACAAAGCCTACGAATGGTTCACATTTGGAGCGCGTACTCGACTAATGCCGGGTGGCAGAGTGGCGATTGTACAGACACGTTGGCACATGGATGACCTCACGGGGCGTGTAACCAACGATATGGTGAAAAATGAGCTGTCTGATCAGTACGAAATAGTGGAGTTTCCCGCACTTTTGGACTCTGATGACGGTACAGTCAAACCTTTGTGGCCTGAGTTCTTTGATTTAGCAGCCTTGGAGCGTACAAAAGCGTCAATGCCCGCGTTCCAGTGGAACTCACAGTATCAACAGCAACCTACAGCCGAAGAAGCGTCTATAATTAAGCGAGAATGGTGGGGGATTTGGCCTCACGATGAGCCACCGCAGGTAGAATACATAATTATGTCGTTAGATGCGGCAGCGGAGAAGCATAATCGAGCAGATTATACCGCTTTGACTACTTGGGGCGTGTTTTTTAACGAAGAAGAGGGCGCACACCACTTGATTTTGCTAGATTCTATCAAAAAACGGTTAGAATTTCCTGAATTGAAGCAGTTATCGATGGATGAGTACCACAAATGGGAGCCAGACGCGTTTATTGTGGAGAAAAAGTCCTCTGGAGTGGCGATTTACCAAGAAATGAGGCGTATGGGCATACCTGTACAAGAGTACACCCCCCACAGGGGTACTGGAGATAAGATGGCACGGCTCAATTCTGTAGCTGATATCATTGCATCGGGTATGGCATGGGTTCCATCCACCCGTTGGGCGGAAGAATTAGTAGAAGAAGTAGCGGGATTCCCGTTTATGTCGAATGATGACCTTGTGGACAGCACCGTTATGGCGTTATTGCGGTTTCGTCAGGGTGGGTTTATACGCCTACCAACAGATGAGTGGGATGATGAGCCGCAATATCATTATAGACGTGAGTATTATTAGTAGTATAGTACGCGCATGGGGGTTTTTCCCATCCCCTACGTGGACGCTGTCCCTCCCACCCGCTGGGTGGCGTCCACACTTTACTGGACGAGTGGCAGTATGATCTGCTATAGTTTGTATAACTTTGCATTGTGAGGACATAAAATGGCAGTCGAGAAACAGATGACTCCCTTTGAAATAGAAGGCCAAGAAGACTCTGAAGCACTTGAGATTGAGATTGTTAATCCAGAGGCTGTTTCCATAGAGACAGAAGACGGTGGGATGGTCATAGACTTCGAAGGGGGTATTACCGACAGCCTAGTGGGGCCGGGGCATGACGCTAACCTCGCTGAGTTTATAGATGATGACGAGTTAAAGATTATGGCGTCTGACTTACTATCAGACTTTCAGGCAGACCGTGAGTCTCGTTCTGATTGGGCTAGAGCATACGTCAAGGGTCTTGACCTATTAGGGATGAAGATAGAGGACCGTCAACAGCCGTGGGCAGGAGCATCTGGTGTGTTTCACCCACTACTCACAGAGGCTGTGGTAAGGTTTCAGGCACAGGCTATGGGTGAGATATTCCCCGCCTCTGGTCCTGTACGTACGAAGATTGTAGGTAAACAAGACCCAGCCAAGACTGATCAGGCAAGTCGCGTACAAAGCGAGATGAATTACCTGTTAACTGAAGAGATGTCTGAGTACAGGGATGAAACAGAGCAAATGCTGTTCAAGCTCCCTATCGCGGGTTCCGCGTTTAAAAAAGTGTATTATGATCCATTGATGGAGCGCCCATGCGCTATGTTTGTACCCTCAGAAGATTTTGTAGCATCTTATGGAGCGTCAGACCTCAAGACATGCCCAAGATATACGCATGTGATGAAAAAGACAGCGAATGAAGTATTACAGCTACAGGTAAATGGGTTTTATAAAGAGGGTGAGTTACCTGAACCTACCCCAGACTACTCCGACATACAGGAGAAGTACGATGAGTTAGATGGTGAAGAAGCGGTTATCGAGGATGATGATCGTCACACCATTCTGGAGATGCATGTTGACATGAATATGCCAGAAGAGTTTGAAGACCCTGATGGTATTGCACGTCCCTACGTGGTTACTGTAGACAAGTCCTCCTCCACAATATTAGCGATAAGAAGGAATTGGTACGAAGAAGATGAGAAGAAAAGAAAACGTATGCATTTCGTTCATTATCGATACCTACCGGGTCTTGGCTTCTACGGCACAGGGCTTATTCACCTCATGGGTGGATTGGCTAAGTCTGCAACTTCGATACTCCGTCAGCTTATTGACGCGGGTACGTTATCTAATCTACCTGCGGGTCTTAAAGCTCGCGGCCTCCGTATTAAGGGTGATGATACACCACTTATGCCGGGTGAATTTAGGGATGTGGACGTACCGGGTGGCGCTATACGCGATTCAATTACGTTTATCCCTTATAAAGAGCCATCGAGCGTACTCTACTCTCTACTCGGAAATATTGTAGACGAAGGACGTAGAATAGGTTCTGTAGCCGACATGCAGGTCGGAGACATGAATCCTAACGCCCCTGTAGGCACAACACTCGCTCTAATGGAAAGATCCATGAAAGTTCTTTCTGGTGTACAGGCGAGGCTACACGCGTCTCTCAAGAACGAGCTTAGAATACTAGCTAAGATTATACATGATTATATGCCCTCAGAGTATTCCTACGACATAGAAGGTGGCTTTGATCGCAAAAGTGATTTTGACAAAAGGGTAGACGTTATACCTGTAAGCGACCCCAACGCTGCAACCATGTCTCAACGTGTGATGCAGTATCAGGCGGCGATCCAGCTTGCCCAGCAGTCCCCCCAGATTTATGATATGGGCAAGCTGCATCGTCAAATGTTAGAAGTATTAGGGGTGCAGAACGCAGAGGAGATTGTCAAACTACCTGAAGATATTAAACCTACAGACCCTGTTACAGAAAACATGGCTATACTTAAACAAGAGCCGATCCAAGCATTTAAGTATCAAGACCACGAAGCACATATCGCTGTGCATATGGCAGCGGCTCAAGATCCTAAGATTATGCAGATTATAGGGCAGTCTCCGTTTGCATCAGCCATACAACAGGCTATGGCTGCACACATAACAGAACACGTAGCATTCCAATACAGACGTGAGATAGAGAAGAAACTTGGCGTAGATATGCCAGACGAAGATCAAACATTGCCAGAAGACGTAGAGTTAGAGTTATCTAGGTTGGCTAAAGACGCTGCGGAGAAGGTACTGCAAAAAGACAAAGCAGAAGCCGCACAACAACAAGCACAACAACAGCAGCAAGATCCAGTGGTACAGATGCAACAGCGTGAGTTGGCTATAAAAGAGCAAGAATCTCAGCACAACAGGCAGATGGACCTCGCCAAGTTAGAACTGGAAGCAGCTAAGTTACAAACTACACAGAAGATAGAAGGCGCTAGAATTGGAACTAAGATAGCTACAGAGCTAGACAAAGAGCAGCGTAAAGATAAGCGCGAGGGAACAAAGATAGGATTAGATATAGCGAAGGAGCTAGATAAGGGTGGAAGTTAGTGTATTTGATGCTTTGGAAAGGCGTCTAAATGAACACAAAGCTGAGATAACAGAGTTTGTATCAGGTGGCGGTGTGAAAAGTATGGAAGATTACAACAGGCTCATAGGGAAACTTGAAGGTATAGATATTGCATTAAATAATGTAAAAGAGCTTGAGAAAAGATTTATTGAAGCATAAGGTGCTTCGTAATATTCGCGGATAGGCCGCGCAAGGTAACGGTGAACCTGCAAATCACTGCAACGGGTGTAAAATGATTGCGACAGTCAAAGTCGATAACACGAAGGTAGCAGATGACCTTCACGCAAAACTACCAGAACCTACGGGATATAGGCTTCTGATAGCACTTCCAGAGATTGATGAGAAGACAGAGGGCGGAGTATTCATGCCTGATGGCCTTCGTAAAGACGAGTCTACGGCGTCTATTATTGGTTTTGTTATAAAATCAGGATCAGATGCGTATTCTGATAAGGACCGCTTTCCTAATGGACCTTGGTGTAAAGAGGGAGATTTTGTAATCTTTCGTTCTTATTCAGGCACTAGGTTTAAAGTTCAGGGTAAAGAGTTCCGTCTTATAAATGATGACACTGTAGAAGGTGTTGTTGACGATCCAAGGGGGTATACAAGAGCATGAGTACGAACACTGCAGAAAACTTAGAGAATGAAGTAGAAGAAACTACTGAAATCGAGGTTGAGATCGAAGAGGCTCCTGTAGAACAGAAACAGGAAGTCGAAACAAAAGTTGAAGAGAAAGTGGAAGCGCCTGAACCGGAGGCTGAAGCAGAGAACTCTGACACTGAGATAGATAAGTATAGTGCGGGCGTTCAGAAACGTATTGATCAGTTAACGAAAAAATATCGTGACGAAGAGAAGGCTAGGGAAGAAGCACTACAGCTCCGAGAAGAAGCTGTTAAGTATGCCCAACAGGTCAAAGACGAAAATGAAAAACTTCGTAAGTCTCTAGAAGATAATGAAACTGTATTGATCGATCAGGCTAAAGGTAGGGTTGAAGCTCAGATTGCACAGGCTAACGTTAACTACAAAACAGCGTATGAAGCAGGTGATCCTGATAAGTTGTTAGAGGCGCAGTCAGAACTTACAAGGTTACAGAACGAACAATATCGCGTAAGTAACTATGTACCTCCAAAACGAAGCGAGCCTGTTCCAACGGAAGCACCGAAGCAAGAGGCACAGCCAGAACCCACAAAGCCCCCACAACGCGCTTTAGACTGGGCGGATAAGAATACTTGGTTCATGGAAGATAAGCGAATGACAGGCTTCGCGTACGGTGTACATGAAGAACTTGTCACAAAAGGTGTTGAACCAAACAGCGAACAGTACTACAATGAGATAGACGCTGCCATGAAGGAAGCGTTTCCGAATAAGTTTGAGGTTGTTGCAGAGGAGTCTGCGCCACCCCAGCCTCAAGCGGGTAACGTGGTTGCCCCGCCGTCTCGTACGTCTAAAAAACCACGAAAGGTGAAGTTAACTCCAACCGCAGCCGCACTCGCCAAACGGCTCGGTCTAACAGCAGAACAGTATGCGGCGCAATTAATGAAGGATAGTTGATATGACTGATAGAACTCCACGCACTACCGAAACTAGAGAGAAGACAGAGCGTAGAAAAGGATGGTCAAGACCATCTGCGTTACCGACCCCCGAACCAAAGGATGGATTACACTTCCGTTGGATTCGCACAGCAACTTTGGGGAACAGTGACAATACTAATGTCTCTACTCGATTCCGTGAGGGCTATACGCCAGTCAAAGCATCAGATTATCGTGATTTAAACATTGTGTCTGACATCGATTCTCGATTCAAGGACAACATTGAGGTAGGTGGTCTGTTATTATGCAGTATACCTGCTGAAATTGCTGAAGAACGTATTCAAGTTCAACTTGAACAGGCTCAACACGCACAGGATGCGGTAGATCGTAATTTTATGAGAGAAAACGATCCTCGTATGCCAGTGTTGAATCCCGAACGTTCCACGCGAACTTCATTCGGGAAGTGACCTTTTTAGGGAGCTTTCTTAATATTAATTTGGTTAGGAGGAAGAGCAAATGGCTACTACAGCAGCTCCCCAAGGCCTGAAGCCCGTAAAACGTGCTGATGGCATGCCCTATGCAGGGGCAACTACTGAATACCTGATCGATCCCGCTGGCGAGGCGACCAATATCTTTAACGGTCAAGTTGTCATAATTGGGACGGATGGGTATATTGCGATTAGCACCGCTTCAGGCGCTGACGCAACAACCAACAACTTAGGCGGCAGTGGCATTGGTGCTATTGGTGTTTTCGTTGGTTGTGAGTATACAAATGATCAAGGTCAAACTGTACACTCAAATCATTATCCAGCAGGTAAGCTAAATGCAAAAGCTTACGTTGTGGATGACCCAAATGTATTATTTCAAGCACAAGCAGACGCGGTTATGGCTCAATCTGATTTAGGCATGTGTACTACATTCGCAGCAGTGCAGTCCTCTTCTACAGGTAGCACTGTGACTGGAAACTCTAATACGGCAATGGATGCAGATGCATCTTCAGCTACAAAAGCTTTCAAAGTTGTAGGCTTCGTATCACCGCCAACTGATGGGTTCCCGGATATTTTAGTAAAATTTGCCCCTAGTTATCATTCGATGACTGTGGACAAAGGTCAAGCATAGGAGACTGACTAATGGCTATTTCACGCGCACAGCTCCTTAAAGAGCTACTTCCCGGCCTAAACGCATTGTACGGCTTGGAATACGACAAATACGAAAACGAACACTCAGAAATTTATGAGACAGAAAATTCAGACAGAAGTTTTGAAGAAGAAGTCAAATTAAGTGGTTTTGGGGCGGCTCCTGTGAAAGCAGAAGGTGCATCGATTTCGTATGATAACGCACAAGAGCATTACACTGCTCGATACAACCATGAGACCGTTGCAATGGGTTTCTCTATCACTGAAGAAGCGATGGAAGACAACTTGTACGACTCATTGTCTGCTCGATATACAAAAGCACTAGCTCGCGCTATGGCTTATACCAAGCAGACTAAGGCTGCAGCTTTGTTGAACACAGGTTTTACAAGCTTCAACTCAGGTGATGGCGTTACAATGTTTAGCACTGCACACCCATCTGTTGGTGGTAGTACAAACGCTAACAAGCTCGCAGTTAATGCAGACTTGAACGAAACCTCACTAGAGCAGTCAGTTATTGATATTGCGGCGTTCACAGACGAACGTGGCCTATTGATCGCGGCTCGCCCTCGTAAGCTAATCGTTCCACCTGCGTTGATGTTCGTGGCAACAAGACTGCTACAGACAGAGCTTCGCACTGGTACAGCGGATAACGATACAAACGCATTGCGCTCAAATGGATCAATCCCTGAAGGCTACCGTGTGAATCATTACCTAACGGATACAGACGCGTTCTTTATCACCACAGACATTCCAAACGGAATGAAGCACTTCGTGCGTACTCCAATGGCTACGGCTATGGACGGTGATTTTGATACAGGTAACGTTCGCTACAAAGCTCGTGAGCGTTATTCTTTTGGTGTATCTGATCCACTAGGAATGTTCGGTTCACCGGGCGCATAACTTTTGATATAGGAGAATTACCTCTCCCGAACTGGGGCAGCGCAAGTTGCCCCTTTCTTTTTGTAAAATCTATGTTATGGTATTTGCAGGGGCAACATTAGCCTTGCAGACAGGACACTCCCCTACCTGACGTTGCACAGACTGCTAGGCGAAACCTTGTGCAAGGGGTATTTATTATGGCATCAACCACATTTTCAGGTCCAGTTACAGCCACTGATGGCTTTGCAGGTCTTATCACACTAACAAATTATACAGTTGCAGCCGCACCTTCCGCTGCTACAGCAGGTACAGGCACTATAGCGTTTATCTCAAACGGCGCTGCAGGAGCTGCTATCTTGGCTTTCTCTGACGGAACAAACTGGAAGCGTTCCGATACAGGCGCAACCATTTCTGCTTCATAGGGGGTAAATCATGAGTAGATTCGCACCACCAAGCGCGGAAGAACTAGCGGCTCGTGGGTTAGATCCAGATGGAAACCCACTAAAAGTTTGGAAAAACACCGAAAAAGTTCGCGCAAGAAACGATGATGGAACGCTAAAGGCAGACGATCCGAACACTCCTGAGAACGAGGCGTGGGAAGAAGCACCTGTCAAAAAGCGTGGTCGTCCTAAGAAAGAAGGGTAAGCTATGTCTAGTGATGTAAAGGCAAAGCGTGTCACAGGAACAGGCTCACTCGCAGTTGGCCCTGCTCGCATACGGCAGATACATGTTTTATCAGGATCGGGTACACCTCGATTAACTATCTCAGACGGTAACGGTGGAGCTACAGTTCTAGATTTAGATCTAAAAGCCTCTGATGTTCATGCCGTTAATATTCCAGATGATGGGATTAGAGTTAGTGATATTCATGTAGCTACCGCTACGGCACTAACGGCTATAACAGTATTCTTCAATTAATGTTATGGCTGCTCGCAAAGGAACTATGAAGGGTCACTCCATCAAGGGGGGGCAAAAACGCCCCACCAAAAAAGGTGCAGGTATGACCGCTAAAGGTGTAGCTAAGTATCGTAGGGATAACCCCGGTTCTAAGCTTAAAACCGCTGTGACTGGCACAGTTAAAAAAGGTAGCAAGGCTGCAAAGAGGCGTAAGTCTTATTGCGCCAGATCTGCAGGTCAGATGAAGCAGTTTCCAAAAGCAGCAAAAGATCCAAACAGCCGTCTAAGACAGGCCAGAAAAAGATGGAAGTGTTAATGAAAGCGCAAGACGTATTAACGATTATGGAAAAACATGAAAAAGAGTCTGATAGACGTTTTGAGCGTATTGAAAAACAGCTTGAACGTCTTGATATGCGGTTGTGGGGCATTGCCGTCTTAATCATTGCTGCGGCTGTAGCAGGAAGGTTTTTATAATGGCTAAAGCAACCCCAACGAACTCTGCTTTATGGTCTAGAGCAAAATCAGCGGCTAGAAAAAAATTCAAGGTATATCCTAGCGCATATGCAAATGCTTGGGCTTCTAAATGGTACAAGTCTAAAGGTGGAGGTTGGAAAGGCGGCAACAATAAGGTAGCTAAACGTGGCAAAAAAACCTAGTAAAAAAAGTGGTCTTGGTAAATGGTTTGCCGAAGATTGGCGAGATGTAAAGACAGGTAAGAAATGTGGTCGAAGTGGAAAGAAAGACAAACGGCGTTCCTACCCTGCGTGTCGGCCTAAAGCTGTAGCCTCTAAAATAACTAAATCAGAGGCCAAAAAGAAGACTGGACCCAAAAGAGTTAAGTGGTCAACCACTGCTAGTGGTAGAAAAAGGAAATAGCAAATGGCAGTCGTTACACCAGATTTACCTGACATATTTGAAGAAGCTTATGAACGTGCAGGTCTAGAGCTAAACACAGGTTACGATCTTCGAACAGCGAGGCGTAGCCTTAATATTATGTTGCTTGAATGGCAGAATAGAGGTCTCAATCTTTTTACGGTTGATTCAGGTGTTTTAAATTTAAGCTCAGGTACAGCAACCTACTCTATGCCCATAGACACTATAGATGTAATCGAGCATCAAATAAGGACTGGAACAGGAACAAATCAAGTTGATGCAGCATTGCAACGCATATCTGTGTCTACTTACGCAGCTCAATCTAATAAAAATACACAGGGTAAGCCTAGTCAAATATTTGTTCAAAGACTGGCTACAGAAACAAAAGTAACACTTTGGCCCGTTCCTGACACAGATTATATTTTGGCTTTTCATCGATTAAAGGGAATAGATGGCTTGGCAACGGGCGTTGGCACAACAGCGGCTATACCGCCTAGGTTTGTTCCGTGTCTTGTTGCAGGTCTTGCGTATCAAATAGCTATGAAAAAACCAGAAGCAATAGCCAGAGTTGTTCCTTTAAAGCAAGAATATGAATATCAGTTCGAGCTTGCGGCAGGTGAAGATGCTGAAACAGCATCAATCAAATTTGTGCCGTACAATACATTTATGTTAGGTGGTGGATGACAACTGCTAGAAGTAAATATGCTTTCGGCTTCTGTGACAGGACAGGCTTCAGATATCCACTGAACGAGCTTGTTGATGAGTTCAGGAATGGTGTGAAGACAGGTTTACGTGTGGGTAGAGACGTGGCTGATGATGACCATCCACAAAATTTTCTTGGCAGGGTTAGAATATTTGATCCTCAAAGTCTTGCACACGCTAGGCCAGATAGGTCTTTAGAAGAAAGCAGACAGTTGTTTGGGTTTTCTCCTGTATGGAACCCTGCTCAATTTATGACAGGAGCTGTTGGTAGAGTTGCCATAAGTTTCAATGAGGGCGTGGTGAATGTTACAGGTTCTTCAGCCTCATCTTCTGTTGGATCTGTTGTAGCTAATACATATACCGCAAACTTAAATGCTCCAAATGCTGCTGCGGGTGGAGTTGGTACAGTTACCATAATAGGCGCAGAAATAACCGCGTTTCCAAATGGTGTTTCTGCTGTAGGAACTACAGGCGTAGCTACTATATCTACCAATGTAGCACAATCTTTCGCGGTTACTGTAGCTACAGGGTATAGTGGTGGCAATAAATACTTTATAGATGGTATAGAAGCGCCTACAGGAAATCTTAGCGAAGGAAGTACCTACATATTTGATCAATCTAACGCAAGCAACAGCGGTCATCCATTAAGACTCTCAACAACACCAAACGGAACTCATTCGGGTGGCGTAGAGTACACAACAGGCGTTACAACTGTGGGAACCCCCGGAAACGCAGGTGCTTATACTCAGATCGTGGTAGCTTCAGGCGCACCAACATTATACTACTATTGCACTAACCACAGTGGTATGGGAGGCCAAGCGAATACACCTTAACGGTAGATTTGGAAATTTAAACATGATAACATTGTCAAAAGGAGATTAGATATGCCTCAAGGAATGGGTACATACGGTTCAAAAGTAGGTAGACCACCTAAGAAAAAAGCTCACGGTGGTAGCCTCAAAGCTGCCCCTGCAGGAAACGCAGGACTAGGTAAATTACCAACAGAAGTTCGTAATAACATGGGTTACATGGCCTACGGCGGGAAAGTTAAAAAAATGGGAACGGGTGGTAGTACATGTAAGGGTATGGGCGCAGCAGTTCGTGGCGGCAACTTTGGTAAGAATGGGTAGTCATTATGGGTAAAATGAAAGAAAAAGACTCAGAACTACAGAACTTACGTGAAGAGTTTTTTGACGGCCCTGCGTCAGATTCTATGAGTTTTGATCAGTTTTTGCTAAATAAAGGTAAGGGTGACTTACTTAGATTATCAGGTCGCAACCCAATTAAAAAGAGTATGGGTGGCTCAATGTGTCGTGGTATGGGTAAAGCTCGTGGTGGGAACTATACAGTAAGGTAGACTAGATGAACTATACAGAGTTAACACAGGCTATACAGGACTACACAGAGAACACAGAGACTTCTTTTGTGGCTAATATTCCTACGTTTGTCCGACAGGCAGAAGAAAAGATACTTCGTCAGGTTCTTATTCCAGAGCTTCGAAAGGCTTCTACTGGTAGCACTGTCGCTAACTCTCAGTATCTCGCTAGACCAACAGATATGATCGCAGTTTACTCCATAGCAATCACAGATGGCAGTGGTAATTATAGCTATCTTCTAAATAAAAATGTTACTTACATGAAGGAAGCTTATCCTGCAGGAGATACTGGTTTACCTAAGTATTATGGTCAGTTTGTGGGAGGAACCACTACTTCACCGGGGTTTTTTATATTAGCGCCAACGCCAGATGCTGCATATTTAGCTCAAATAAACTACTATTACGATCCACCATCTATTGTGTCTGCGGGTACAACATGGTTGGGTGACAATGCCGAAACAGCTTTGCTTTACGGCTCATTACTAGAAGCATATTCGTTTATGAAGGGCGATACAGATCTTATGAACGAGTACAGAAAACAACATCAACTCGCTATGCAAGCCTTTACTAAAGTGGGTGGCTTACTGCAACAAGACGGTTATAGAGATGGCGAAGAGGGATACAGCAAAGACGAGAACAATGTTTAAATTTAATGTAGATATACCGAAAGAACCAGTAGTTAACATACAGACTACAGAGAATAGAGGGTTTACACCTGATGAAGTATCGGAGCGTTGTGTGGAGAAACTTATAAGTGTTTCTGACAGTACACATCCTGCCATCCGAGATCAGGCACAAGCCTTCAAAAAGCACATGGAAAAAGTGGTTGCGTTTTATATGCGAGAAGCTATTCGCAGTGACCGCACAACCGTGTATAATGCCTTGAAAGATGCAGGGCATCCTAAACTTGCCGAGCTTATAAGGAGATTATGATATGGCGTTTTCTGGCAACTTTATGTGTACATCCTTCAAGCAAGAACTTCTTGAGGGAGCGCATAACTTTAAAAACTCAGGGGGTGATACATTCAAGTTAGCAATGTATACAAACAGCGCCTCTTTTAATGCAGCTACAACTGCCTACACTACTTCTAACGAGGTAAGTGGGTCTGGGTATTCTGCAGGTGGTGGCACTCTAACAAGAGTAGATCCATCAGTAAGTGGCACAACAGCTTTGACTGACTTTAGTGATCTTACATTTACAAATGCAACTGTGACTGCTCGCGGTGCTTTAATCTACAATACCACAACAGGTAGTGGATCAGGCACAACGGACACAGTGGTCGTATTAGACTTCGGTTCTGACAAGACCTCTACAGCAGGTGACTTTACTATTCAGTTCCCTGCAGCGGATGCTTCTAACGCTATCATTCGCATAGCTTAATGGAGCCTTACTGTGGTAAAATTTGCAGATCGAGTTAAGGTAAGCGTCAGCACAACTGGATCCGGTACTGTGACCCTTGGTTCTGCTGAGTCAGGTTTTCAGACTTTTGCTTCTGGCGGTATCTCTAATGGGGATACCGTCAGGTACGTTATAGAGGACGGAACTGCCTTTGAGATAGGACAAGGTGTATACACACATTCGGGTACTACCCTAACAAGGGTACTATCATCTAGTTCAACAGGATCTTTACTAAACCTATCAGGTAGCGCGGTTCTGTTTATCAGCCCTAGCGCTGAAGACTTAACTCTCTCTGGTGCTGCTCACAACTTTGCTAGTTTTACAGCAACTGCAAATCAGACAACCTTTACAGTAAATTACACAGTTGGAAACATCCTCGTGTTCATGAACGGGGCCAAGCTAAACAGTGCAGACTTTACAGCCACAAACGGAAGTTCAGTCGTTCTTGCTTCTGGCGCAACTGTAGGTGACATTGTTGAGGTTGTGGAGTATGGTGGGGCATCAGCTAACTACTCGACAACATCTTTTACAGCAACAGCAAACCAGACTGCGTTCTCTGGAACTTATAACATAAACAAGTCTGCAGTGTATCTAAACGGTATACTTCTACTGCCAACAACGGATTATTCGATAAGCGCATCAGCGGTGACCTTGGCATCAGGTGCTTCGGTGGGCGACATCTTGCAAGTTCAACAATATGCTATTTAGGAATTTGACATGACTATAAACAGAAATTTAGCAAAGTTTGCTCCAAGTATTAACACTTCAGGAAAAGCAGCAGTTGCAACAATAACGGTCACGGTTGCGTCTGTCGGGGGTAGCAACAAATACCATATTGATGGAACAGATAGGCAAACCATATCTCTTTCAAAAGGTATTACATATCGCTTTGACAATAGTAATAGCACAAACAGTGGACATCCATTTGTCTTCTCAACAACTTCAGATGGCACACATAATAGCGGTTCAGCATTTACCACAGGAATTACGACAGTTGGAACCGCAGGTTCTGCAGGTGCTTATGTAGAGGTCACACTAGAACAGGATGCAGCAGCTACCCTTTATTACTATTGCTCTAATCATAGTGGCATGGGTGGGACAGTAAAAACCGCATATGGTAATGCGAGTGTAGTCGAAGATACTAGCCCTCAATTAGGCGGTAGTCTTGATGTAAACGGTAATGCAATCGTATCGGTATCAAACGCCAACATTTCAATTACGCCGAACGGCTCTGGTAAAGTTATTCTTGATGGGCTTTCTCACCCAACAGCGGATGGTAGCGCAGGACATGTCTTAAAGACAGATGGCTCTGGTAACCTAGCGTTTGCGTCTGTCGGATCACTTTCTGGTTCAGGAATTACAGATGTAGTAGATGATACCTCTCCACAACTGGGTGGTAACTTAGATGTCAACGGTAATGATATTGTCTCAACATCTAATGCCAACATAGACATTATCCCTCACGGCACTGGCGATGTTAACTTAGGTGCTGATACAGTGATGGTTGGCGACAATAACGCTAATGCAACGATTACTACGCAAGGTACTGGAGATTTAACTCTAAATACTAACTCAGGGACAAACTCTGGAACGGTAACTATCGCTGATGGCGCAAATGCAAACATATCAATTACACCTAATGGATCTGGTAAGGTTGTTTTAGATGGCATCAGTCACCCCACGGCAGACGGCACTAACGGACAGGCTCTTGTAACTAATGGTAGCGGTGTTCTTAGTTTCTCAACAATATCAGGGGGTAGTGGCGGTGGAGCTACAGGTGGCGGTAGTGACGAAGTTTTCTATGAGAACGATCAGGCTGTGACAACTAACTATTCAATAAGCGCAAGTCACAATGCTATGAGCGCAGGGCCAATAACAGTAAATAACGGTATAACAGTAACAGTTCCTTCAGGAGTTAGGTGGGTTGTTCTTTAGCCATAGATTAGGATGAGAAAATGCCAGAATTAAAAGTAGACGCGATTGTTAATTTAGCAGGATCAGGTAAACCAAACTTGCCTGTTGCTCCAACTGTAGGAAGCAACGCAGCCATAAGCACACTAAACACACACTCGTATACATCTTCTGGTACGGAGCCAAGCACCCCCAAAAATGGAGCCTTGTGGTGGGACAGCGCTAACGACAAAGTTATGGTTTATATAGACAGTGAGTTTAAAGAGATAAGCCTAAATGCTGATGCCGGTGGCGCGATTTGGTATGGCGCGAGAGCGTTGTTCTTCTCAGGTTACACGACTGCAGCGTCTGCAAATGTAAATACCATACAATATGTTGCCCCTGCTACGGCAGGAAACGCTGCAGATTTTGGTGATGTTACGGTTGCTAGAACAGATGGAGCTGCATGTTCCAATGGAACTAGGGCTATCTTTGGTGGCGGTTACGCTTCTGCTCTTTCAAATGTTATAGATTACGTTACCACAGCGACAACAGGCAATGCTCAAGACTTCGGCGATATGTTAGAGACTGGTAGTGGTCACGCAGCTCTTTCTGATGGAACGAAAGGTGTATTCGCAGGTGGTTACATGAGTACTAGTTCAAATGCTGTAGTAAATACTATTCAGTTTGTGACCATTGATACTGCAGGAAATATGGCAGATTTTGGTGATTTATTAGCAACTCAAAGACGTATGGCAGGAACTTCTGATGCTACTCGCGGCCTTTTTGCAGGGGGTGAAGGGCCATCAAATGTTATTCAATACATTACAGTAGCCAATGCAGGTAACGCTACAGACTTTGGTGATTTGACAGTAGCCACGCAGAAGCAATCAGGAGCAAGTGACGCTACTAGATCTTTGTTTATGGGCGGTGAAACATCTGGTAGGACTAATACTATTGTGTATGTAACAACAGCAAACGCAGGAAACGCTACAGATTTTGGGGATCTAACAGAAGCAACTGAGAGCGGCTCTTCTACTAATGACGATATTTATGCTGTTAGAGGTGGTGGAGGCACAAGTGGTGGTCGAACTAACGTAATAGATCGTGTTACAATACAAACCGCAGGAAACGCATCAGACTTTGGAGACCTTCTCGCAGGAAACCAAGGACTTCGTGCTTCATCAGGAGCAGCATCATGAGTGAAATAGATAGAATAACAAAGATTACAGACAGAGCAGGTTCTGGCGCTCCTAATTTTACTTTTGGTGTAAACTTCGCAGGAGCTGACAGTGGCATAAATCCTCACACGCACACAGAAAGCGCAAGTGAACCCGGAAGCCCTAATAACGGAGACACTTGGTGGGACAGCGACAACGACATCTATAAAGTCTACATGGACAATGCATGGAAAGACTGGTTGGGAACGACTGCTGCTGCATTTACTTGGGGTGGTGACAGGCACGTTTATCACATTGGCTACGACTCAAGCTACAGTAACAAAATAGAGTATCAAAGCATTACAACTGCAGGAAATGCCGCAGATTTTGGTGATACGCTTGGTTCAACGTTCAGCGGTGCAGCATGTGGAAATGGTAGTAGAGGTGTATTTTCCGCAGGGTGGGGGGCAGGAAGTAACTCTGAGACTAATGTCATGGAATACATTACTACATCTACCACTGGCAATGCCACAGATTTTGGTGATCTGACAGCAGTAAAAAAACAAGTGATGGCAACTTCAGATGGTACAAGAGGGCTTATCGCGGGGGGCGTAGGTGCAAGCAGTGCTAATCTTGATGTTATAGAGTACATAACTATAGCTAATACAGGTAACGCTACAGACTTTGGTGACCTATCTTCTGCAACTATAAAATGGGGTTCTGCTTTTAATGACGCAACTCGCAGTGTTATTAATGATGGAGCTTCTGATGCAGCTACAGCAATTATGGAGTATGTAACGACTCAGACCGCAGGGAACGCTACAGACTTTGGAGATCACCTCAACGGAGAGCAACATGGAGCGTGTTCTGATGCTACAAGGGGTTTAATATGCGGTGGTGAAACAGCAGCGGCAGGAACTCGAACAAATGTTATAAGTTATGTGACAACTCAAACCGCAGCAAATTCCGCAGACTTTGGGGACCTAACTATGGCACGATCTAGGTGTGGAGCTGCATCAGACGGAACATATGCTACTATAGTAGGTGGAAGACCGGCGTCTGGAAGTTTAAATGGCACTATAGATAAGGTTACAGTTCAAACCGCAGCGAACGCAACTGATTATGGGGACATGGCAA